GTTCTTCCATTGTTTATAAATATTCATTTATAAACGGTTATAAAAATGGGTGAATTCACCCATTTTTTACAACTTCCGAAAAAATTGATTTGGATTTTTAGAATTTATTCATGTAGCATAAATAAGTTTATAAGACGATTTATCGGTTTAAATTCCTTAAATGTATCTGTATTTATTAATAAGGAATCGAAAACCAAGAGACCTGCGAAAGACATTTTATGTCAATATTAATAATGTAAAAAACAGAAACAAACGGTGGTTTCGTTTCACGAAACAACCCGTCCTCTTCGTTACTTGAGGACGTAAATCGAACCAACTAAATAGGGCAAAAATTGAGTGTTTATTTATAAACACGAAATAAGTAGTTCTGTAGAAACGTTTATATTTGCTATAAGCATTTATAAATATTTAGTAGGGTTTTTGTAACGGAGTTGAGAGATTAACTTATTTCTACGAACCAAAAAAAATCTGGAATTGTGTGCTGGACTTGTTGCCTGAAGAATCAATACATGGAGATACTAATTCAAAAAAACGATGATTACAATCACAAAAATATTTTATTCTATTTAGTTCATTCAAAACATCACGTGTCGTAATGCCACCACTCTTTTTTTTAATATCGATGTAATCAGTCATTTTCGGTTCTTGAACATAGCAGTAACAATCATAAACATTTTTGATGATAATATGGTCTAATTCCGATACAGTATCATCTAATTCATCTAATGAAACCGCTATATCAAAACCGATATCAGGAAATAGCGAGTCCAATATTGCGTGTTCTTTTACATAATTTTCGTATTCATCATCTTCGCTCATATTATAGTATAGTATCGTTTACTCTTTAAGTGTTTGTGCCGTCATATAATTGATACGAATTGGTGAGGAGTTCGTTCTATTTTCTCTATTGTATTTTATATATGAAAATAAAAAGAACAGGAAAAAAAAACAGAGTAAAAAAGAACAAGACATGCAAAAAGATAAACAATGTGAAAAAAACTATAAAACGAAGAATTGGTGGCACACCAAGTGAATCACAGAGAAATTATGCAGAAATGGACGGTATTCTAGGCGACATCATGGAAGAAGGAGAAAAACATTTTATTTTAGACATGTTTGTAGAAAATAACTGGGATAATTATTTGTATCGTAAAAACAGAATTATCAACATTATGAATTCGAAACTCCCACTACATAAAAAACAACGATATATAAGGACCACTGCCATGGCAACGGATGATGACCTCACAGAGTCAGAAGAAATATAAGTTCATTTATATTATGCAAAGTTCGGTATCAACTGATTTGCAAAAATCATAAAGAGTGTCGATAATAATGAGTGAATGTATATTAGCTAAAATCTTCTCGCCATCGTAATTATCTATAAGTATTTCAAGATCACGTTCTTCGCATTTGGTACAGTTTTGCAAATGATTTGTCCTAATTCCGTAAAAAATGGTCGAGAGTTATTTTTATTGATACGTTGAAAAAATTACTATTACTTACTCCAAATATATCTTCAATATGTAATTCGATACAAAAATTAAAAATCTAATTTTGACCGTATATTGACATTTTCTGGTAAATTGATATTTACTGCTTGATTGTAATAATCGGTGTGAACATACATTTCAATTTTTTCTTCTTCAGGCACCCTTTTAAAAACCTCAATCAAGCTATTAATTCTGCCTTTTGCTCCTTTAAAACATTTAAGAACTTTTCTCTTTCTGGCGGGATGTTTTATGAGCCACTCTGTTTGCATAGCTCTTATATTGTCCCAAGACGGACAAGTCATAACCACAAGAAATTCCCAAGGACCTCTATTTTGAGAAGAAGTGTACACAGCCCCACCCTGTATCACTCCGTTGTGTTGCCGTATTCTGCGGTCGGGTTTAACGGTATATCCGACATAAGTTAAATCCCTATTTCCATTGACTTGTTTAACGATATAACAATAGTATTTTTTATTAGGTTTACGGGATACATGTACTATAGGGATAATCGAATCGTCAGCAACTCCAACAGTTTCAATAGCATCTATTGGTGGTTTAAGTAAAGGACAAGTTCTAGAATTATGTCCTGCACATTTACAATTTTTACAAGGCATGTTTGTATACTATAGTTAGTTAGTTTAATATTTTAAATACATTTATTTAGAATATATAATAAAAAAGTGGATGGCTGATATATTATACTATTCGAATCATTGTGAGTATTCGCGAAAATTGATACAATATATATCAAGAAACAATATCGTTGATAAATTGTCATGTGTTTGTGTCGACAATCGTACACGTGATTCTCAAAACAATCATAGAATGATAACGTTAGAGAATGGTTCGAAGTGTCATCTTCCGCCCTCGCTTCAGTCAGTTCCAACAATTTTAAGAAAAAGTAAAAATCATACACTAATTCTGGGATACGAACAGATAGTGAGTTTTTTACAGAGTGATAGTAAATACATAAACCAACAAGAAACGCAGTCGGCAATTCTTCAAACAAATAATGAACCAATATCGTATGGTTTTTCGTCAGCATCATATATGGGATATGACAATCCGATACAAAGCATGAGTAATTTAGTAAGTGTAGACAGTTCAAACTCAATAAACGCCCCCGATGAAACGTACAAACCAGATAAATTGTCAAGTGATGTAACAGTAGACAAATTATTAGAACAGAGAAATTCAATAAAATACAAAATATAATTTAGAGTTTAGAGTACATTTCAGCAAGAATACATAAATTTTGAATATACTTAATAGTGTGCTGTTTATCGGTGGGTGACATGTTTCTAATCGGCTCACGGATTTTTTCGATGATTGAGATAATGTCGTTAGCATTAGCTATTTTACCAAGATCTTGTGAATAATCCTTTTCGCAAAAAAATGAAATGTCACCTGTCTTGATAATGTCGTGATATGGTATTACGACTTTAGAATGCCAAGCTTTTAATACAAGAGACGGATTGAGATTCTTAAACATTTCAAATGAATTTAGACCACTTTTAAGTTCAGTATTGTTAGGATAAATCAATAAAATGTCGCTCATCATTTCAACGAAGTGGGTATTGAATGATCTCATTAATGTTGACTTATCTGCCATCTTATATATTATCTTATACAAAGTTTATTCTTTATATAATTTACCGAAAATATAAAGAAATGATATATACTAGTATATATAATGGAAATAGTTAATGAACAGATATGGACTATTTTAGAAACTTATCTGTCAGAGAACCCTAATTTCCTAGTAAAACATCACATAGATTCATATAATCGTTTTTATAAGCATGACATTTACTCAATTTTTAAAGAATCAAACCCGATTAGGATTGTATCAGAAGACACTGAAGGAAATATTGCGTCGGAATGTAATTTATATATAGGTGGAAAAGATGGTCGAAAAGTGTATTTCGGTAAACCTGCCGTGTACGATGGGAAAGGAACCAAACATTTCCTTTTCCCAAACGAGGCCAGATTGCGTAATATGACGTATGGAATGACAATACACTATGATGTTGATATTGAAATTACATCAAGATTAGGAGAAAATGACACTCCATCTCTACATGGTGGGAATGAATTTATGAAGAGATTGAAAAGTAGCGAATTAGAAATTATAGAAGAAAATGAAAATGAAATGGTGGGCGGTTCAGATTCGATGAGGGGTGGAGTTCCTAAAAATCCTGTGATGAGAGTGAAACGTGCGGTGGTAAGTGATATAAACCAGATAAGAACCACTCCATCAATAGCGAAGAAAGTAATGGAAGAGGCGGATAAGTCCATATCGTTTAACGATAAAGGTGAAAAAATACAAACAACAACAAATACTTATGAAAATGTATTGCTAGGAAGGTTTCCTATAATGGTTCAAAGTGATTTTTGTATCCTAAAAGGAATGACCCCAGAGAACCGTTTTTCAATGGGAGAATGTCCTTCCGACAAAGGTGGGTATTTTATCATCGACGGACAGGAAAAAGTGGTCGTGTCTCAGGAAAAATTCTCTGATAATGTATTGTATGTTCGTGACTACACGACAGCGAATGAAGATGATACTGTAGACGAAGTCATGAACGAAGATGACGAAGACAATGAACAGGTGACGCCCGAATTTCTGTATTCTGCTCAGATAGTTTCAGTGAGCGAAAATTCATCAAAATTTGCGAGAACATTTTCAATAAAAATGATTGCCCCAACAAAAACAATCAGGAACATGAACATTGTAGTAAATGTCCCAAATGTGAAGAAACCAGTCCCGCTTTTTATCTTGTTTCGTGCGTTGGGTATTATAAGTGATAAATCAATAATAGAAATGTGTCTTTTAGATATGGATAAGTATGAAGCAATGATAGATTTATTGATTCCATCAGTTCATGATAGTGGTGGATACAATACACAAGCAGAGTGTTTAAATTTTATAGGGTTGTTGACAAAAGGAATGACAATTTCACATGCTCACGAAATATTGATCGAGTATCTATTGCCTCATGTAGGAAGGCATAATTATCGTGAAAAGGCATATTATTTAGGATACATGGTATTCAAGGTTTTATGTGTAAAAGTAGGTATTGATAAACCAACTGACAGAGACAATTTCAAACATAAACGGATAGAATTAGTAGGTCCTCTATTATTTAATTTATTCAATGAATATTATAAGTTACAATCAAAAAGTGTTCAACAAGGATTTGAACAAGAACTGTATTACAGTAAAGGTGAATATAAAGGTCAATACGCAGGTCAATATAGTGAAAATTTATCGGGTTTGATTTCTGAAAAATATGAGGAAGTATTCAAAAATAGTAAAGAATTAGAAGTCGGTGTAAGTAAAGCATTCAAGGGAAATTGGGGAGCTCATGCACATACGAAGCGTCAGGGTATAGTGCAAGGATTAGACCGTCTATCGTTTAATTCAATGATGAGTCATTTACGAAAAATAGTATTACCATTAGATCCGCAATTAAAGGTGGTTGAACCAAGAAAATTACATAGTTCTCAATGGGGGTTTATTGATCCAATAGACACTCCAGATGGTGCGAATATTGGATTCCATAAAAATTTGGCGATATCAACCCAAGTGACAAGAGGATATCCATCAAATGTAATACTGAAATGGTTAAATGAAAATATAACAATAAATTCGTTAGAAGATTGTGATCCATTATCTTTATCAAAAATGAGTAAAGTGTTTGTGAATGGTTGTTGGATAGGTGGTGTAGATAATCCATTAGAATGTGTGGAAAAGATGGTTTTGTATAGAAGAAATGGATTAATTCCAATTTATACAAGTGTGACCTTCAAAATAAACGAAAATATCGTTTATATATTTACGGATGGTGGTAGGTTATGTCGTCCAATTTTCTATTTGAAAGAGAACGAGTTGTTTGTAAAAGATTTTGGAAAAATATCAGGAATAATGAATAAAGGACCGTCTTGGAATAATTTGATAACAGGTTTCAATAAAAAAAATATTGATTTCGACCCAAATGACTGTAATGTTTATGAATTAAAAGATTTGTATGAAAATTCCGGGTTGAATAATCCAGCATTATATGAAAGATTCAAAGAAAAAAAGGCAGTAATAGATTACATTGATTGTTCCGAGACAGAGAATGCGTTGATTGCTGTGAATACAAGTCATTTGAATTCGAAAACAAAAAAATATACCCATTGCGAGATTCATGAATCGTTAATTTTCGGGATGATGGGAAACCAGATTACATTTCCTGAGACAAACCCAATGGCAAGAAACCTATTTTCTTGTGGTCAGAGTAAACAGGCGTGTTCTGTATATCACACAAATTACCAGATGAGAATGGACAAATCATCAATGGTGTTGAATTACGGTCAGTCCCCACTTCTACAATCTCGATATGGAAAATATATAAATAATAACGAGAATTCTTATGGAGAAAATGCGATAGTCGCAATTATGTGCTACACAGGTTATAATGTAGAAGATGCGATATTAATAAATGAAGGTGCATTGAGTAGAGGATTATTCCGTACTTCATATTTCACGACATATGAGACACATGAAGAGAAGGTTGCTGCGAATGGAGTAAATGTAGCTGTGGATAAAAATATAGGGAATGTCGATAATTTCCAAGTAGTTCAAGGAAAAAAAGTAGGATATGTGTATCATAAGTTGGATTCAAATGGTATGATTCGAGAGGGAGAAATCGTAGATGACAAAACCGTGCTAATAGGAATGACATCAAACAGCATGGATGACTCGGTAAAAAGAATAGACCATTCAGTAGTCCCTAAAAAGGGACAGTTAGGAACAGTATATAAAGCATACATAACAGAGGGAGATGTGGGAACAAGGATTGGAAAAATAAGAATTGTAGATCAACGTATTCCAACATTGGGTGATAAATTTGCGTCCCGTGTAGGTCAAAAAGGAACGATAGGGATGGTGATAAGAGAGGTAGATATGCCATTTACAAGTTCTGGTTTACGTCCTGATTTAATCATAAATCCTCATGCGATACCAAGTAGAATGACAATAGGTCAATTAGTAGAGTCCATCACGGGTAAGGCGTGTGCTTTATATGGTGGGATTGGAGATTGTACCGCGTTTAACCAAAAAGGAATAAAAGTAGAAGAATATGGAAAACTTTTAGTAAAAGCCGGATTCCACTCAAAAGGAAGTGAAATAATGTATGATGGAATGACGGGACAGCAAATTGAGACGGAAATTTTCATAGGTCCAACGTATTACATGCGTTTAAAACACATGGTAAAGGATAAAATAAATTATAGACGGCAGGGTCCAAATGAACAATTGACACGTCAATCGGTAGGAGGACGTGCGAATGATGGAGGATTACGTATTGGAGAAATGGAGAAAGATTCGATAGTATCATATGGTGCGACGAATTTCTTGACAGAGTCAATGATGGAAAGGGGTGATAAATATCATTTAGCAGTGTGTAATAAATCGGGAATGACCGCTATTTACAATCCAACAAAAAAAATATTTTTGAGTCCAATAATGGACGGTCCAATAAAATTTACTGGATTAACAAGTACGGATAATATAAAGATAGAGAATGTGTCTCATCATGGTCGTGATTTCAGTGTAATATCAGTTCCATACACATTGAAATTGTTAATTCAAGAATTAGGTTGTATGAATATTCAATTGCGAATCATAACAGAGGACAATATAGAACAGTTAGAAAATTTAGCATCATCTTTTGATACAACAGGAATGAATATGGGATTAAAAGTAAATGTAGCTAAGAAACAAAGAATTGTCGATAAAACAGAAAATGAAACAAACGGAACAGTTGATGATTGGAATGTAGCGATTGATGACGTCGTGTCTAATTCCGTTGCTGAAATACCCGAACCAGAAACGATTCCAGAAGTAAAAATTACACCAGAACCAAACATTATTCCAGTTATAGGTGAAACTATATATGGTTGGACGTTATACATGTCAGCAAAGTACAATCAACCATTCTGGTCAAGAAAGACATCAAGTAAAACATTCTGGGAAGACCCACCAGAAATTGTTATACGAAAGAAAATATTAAATTTGGAAAGTAGTAATAAAAACTTTTCGAGTGGTGACTCTGTGTATTATTTAGGAGGAGATATGAATGACCCAAATTTAAAACCCGATATTGTGTGGAAAATAGAGAGTATTTCAAGAGAACGTAAGGTATTATCTGTGTCAGAGATGGGTGATCCATCAAATAAAATGGTTTTCCCCAACTTTGACGTAGAATTGTTAAGACATGTTAATAAGAATCCCGACCCCCTAATGAAAAGTGAAAATATGAGTGTTTTTGCGTCGCCGTTGGGTGAAATGAGAGGAGGAGATAAAACAGAAGATTATTTGGTAGATGAGATAGTGTATTTGGTAAATGACAAGAAGGTTGAAAGACCTTGGCATATTACAGGAATAAATAATGGACGAATAATAATTACAACAGATGACATTGAAGGTTTAAATTCTGAAGAGATTTTCAAGACGGTATTATCAAGTGATGTGTATAGACCACAAAATCCCCAGACCCAGCAATTAACCCAAATGCCTATGAACGGTGGAATATTATTTGCTCCAGTAATAAAGGTCTTCAACGGTGGAAACGACACAACAGATGATAGTAATGATTCTTTGCGGACTGGAGATGGTAATATCCCTCCAAAAAAAGAAATGATATTCAAAAAAGAGTCAATACAAGAAGATAAAAAACCAGAAAAATCGACAGTAGATTCAATTCTGGATTTTACAAAAAGTTTAATTGTTAAAAAAATGCCATAAAATATATGGTCGAAAAAAATTGATTTAAAATTCTAATTATATATCAATCATATAAAGACATAAATAATCAAAGATGACAGACATTCAAAAAACCATAAGCTTATACAATTCAAGAAAGACAATTATAAAACTATTGTCGTCATTGGATTATGATGTCAGTGATTATATGGATTTTAGTATCAATGAAATTGATGCGATGAACCGAAATACACAATTGGATATGCTTCTAAATAAGAAGGACGGTCAAAAGGTTTATGTAAAATATCATTCAGAGAAACAAAAACAGATAACGAAGGGGGTTCTCGACGCCACTATCGAGGACTTATTTAAGATAGAAAAAATTTTAACAAAGGACGATGTATTGATAATTATAATGGACGATGAACCAAATGACTCAAATATTTCAAGAATGAATTATTTATACGACCACGATGGTATATTTGTAGTAATGCACAACATTAAACGTTTACAATATGATTTAACAGAACATTCATTAGTGCCAAAAATGACAATTCTAACAATTTTAGAAACAACTTCTTTGATGAAGGATAAGAATATCACATCACTATCCCAACTGCCAGAAATTTCACGATACGACCCACACGCATTAGCATTATGTGTGAGACCAAAACAGGTTTGTAAGATAGAGAGAAACTCAGCAACAGCACTAAAATGTATATATTATCGTGTGTGTGTATGAATAATCATAACTTGAATAAAACCAAATAAATACAAGAAGTAGTTAAAAATATCCACAGAAGACCTGATTCAATGGCAATGTCGTGACGATTGTTTTGTGATTTATCGTAGTATAATTTATCTAAATCATTTTGTAATTTGAATCGCAGTTCATTATTTTGTTGTATTTTTTTTTTTATGTCAGTTTTACTAGACATATGATTATTATCATTAAGGAGACCTAAAAGAGATTCGATACTATTCTTAACTTCTTCATATTTCATATTTAATTCGGCTGTTTGTCGTTTACAATCAATACTATCACCTCCATTGACTGTGCAATTTGAAGAATATAAATGATATTTTTCATTATACGAAGCTAATTTAGAGTACAAGTTCTCATTCATTAGAAATATTTCATCATCATTCATATTATGAAATATTGGTATATATTATTGTAATATTATCAATGAAGATAGAACAATGATGCCCACCCCTAAATTAAATGAGTTTAGTAGAAGTTTGCTATAATTTTCAGTGGAATCAAGGAATCTGCCATTAGATGATGAGTTGGTGGTTCTTAATTTGATTAGTTTTTCCATATTGAGTTTATTGTTGCATACTTCTATTTGATAACAATCAAGAAAAGAAGACCCCGTAGTGCATTTTTGGTTTTTGATACAACCATTTGTAATATTACTATCAACAGTAGTCCAGTAATATTCTTGAATAAAATTAGATGGTTCGTACATACTTTGTATACAATTATAAGATATTGTTAATGTATAAGATAATGGCAACAAAAGATGTATACAAAAATCATATTACAACATATTTCGGTAAAAATGACATAATAAATGTGGTAGAAGGTTTTATGATTGAGGACTCATCATTAAACCGTATAAAACGAATTGCTGATGTATCAAATAATATAGTAGAAATAACACATAATTTATCAGAAATAACGAAGAACAGTCCCAAAAACAAAGAGATAAATGAAACAGTGAGTAAAAATTATTTAAAAATGAAAAATGAAGTAGGACGCTATAATATGAAAAATTTCAAAATGATGAATCAACCAAATTTATACGAAAGGATAGACGATAATGGGAATTTGTATGAAGATTTAGAGCCATCAATAACAGATGCTCGAACGATAGATTCAAGAGAAATAATGATACAACAAAACACTGCTTACATAATTGGCAGTTTATTTTTGTCATCATTTTTGATAATTGCGGTAAGTATACAATAATTTATTTACTATAACTATAGTATAAGCAATATGGGATATGTCAGTGATTCACTAATTCAAAATTCAGTAAAACCGTCATATTTAAATGTAGAAGATGTGATAAAGTATGACAAAGACCTATTGGAAAGTGCCTCTCTGGTCGGTGTAGAAGATGAAGAAAAGATAAAAAAACTAAATGATAAGGTAAATGACTTATCAAAACTTGTAAAAAACGAAAAAGGAGAAAATATAATATTACAACAAAACGACTTGTCACGTTTAGTAAATCAAGAAAGTGAACGTCTGGATACACAACGAAAGAGTATTGAAATTGCTAAAGTAAGTCAACAAAGGTTGATTGCGTTGAATGAAAATTCAGTGAAAAGACATAACGAATATTTGAAGATTTTTGCGTTGTGTGTGCTTGAACTATTGTTTATCTTAATATTATCGCTGGTAGGCGTTCCGTCAGGGTTGTTCATAATATTATCAATTGTCACAGGTTCAATTGTAGTAATATATGCGTTTCAGATGCGTCTCTCAATAATTTCACGAGACAATATTTATTTTGATGAATTATCAAGCGAACCGCCAAAAATGGTGTCGCAGAACAATGTTAGCTCATTAGATGCGAGCGGGAATCCATTAAATGCGAGTGGGAATTCATTAGATGCGAGTGGAACGGCTACATGTTCTGGAAATTCTTGTTGCTCAACGAGCACAATGTGGGAACCAAAAGTTCAAAAGTGTGTCAAATTGAAGGAAGGGTACTCTACCATTGAGGACAACATAATGATTATAGGAAAAGAGAAGAAGCGTGTCATGACAGATAATAAAAATGTTGAACCTTTTCGTAATAGTGAATATAAGAACTATAGCTTGGTACAAAAGTAAATTATAACATTGTAGTGTATATGGACTCTGAATACAAAGCATTGATAAAGGTTGTATCCTCACAGAACGATAATTTAGTAAAAAGTATAGTTGAAATACAAGACAAAAGAACAATGGACAATCAAATAGTGAATTACAAAAACGTACAGACCTCTTGGTTTAATGATATGAATAAAATAATGTTAGTTTTGTATTACTTTCTTGCATTGATTTTTATGTATCAAATAATGAAAAAAAATATATCATCAACAAACAAATATATAACGACTTTTCTTCTACTGGTGTTTCCATTTGTGATCGGTAAAATAGAAGTATTACTGTATAATTTAATGAAATATATATGGACATTCATAATGTGTGTTGAGTATCCGTATGCTCAACAACCCCGTCTATAGAATCAGTTCCTGTAATAAATGGATTCAATGGTTTCATCTGGACTCCTACCCACAATCCGTCTCGACAAGCGCCAAATCTTTTATCAACCTGAACGCTAATTTCCTTCATATTGGGTGCTTTACCACCATAATTATTTGCATACCAATCACGGAATTGTTCTGCAATAACCATTTTAGAAAGACAACTTGATTCATTGACCATCATTCTTGCCGAAATAAACTCGGCAATAGAATCCTGACTCTCTCTATAAGTAGTGCTCGATGCGGTGACTTTAGTGCAATCTTCGACATTTCCTGCTGTAATGAACGCATGTTGAACTAATAGCGATGCGAACACCTCTTTCCAGGTCTTAAATTTTTCTTTTATGTCTTTATCCAATAAGTATTGATATGGTTTTTGTGGGTCGTCATGTTTTGGTCTTTCAGTAAATAATGATTCAAAGTCGACAACTCGAACACGCCTCCAAGTGCCGTGATCTGTGCTTGTTATTTCCATGAATTCATTTGAGCAAATTACCAGTTTAAATTGTGGTAAGTATGTCATAATTGCTGTCATGTAAGGAGAACGGGCTTGTATTGGGTCTCCACCAGTCAATTGCTTCATAATACCTTCATTAATTTTATCTCCTTTAGATGGTTCTTGAATAACAGCGTATCTAACCCCCTTCAGTTGAACCAATTCTGGAGAAACACCACCAATTTTGACTCTTTGTTGAGTAAGGAGTGATAATGGAACGTCCCCTTTATAATCACCAAGCACCTGTTCCATAAGATTAACAAGAACCGATTTACCGTTTTGACCGATTCCTACATACATATTAAGTGTTTGTTCTTTACAAGTTCCAAGTAAAGTGGATGCCAAATGGTCCCACATATATTTGTGCAATTCAACAACAGGAAATAATTTTTTCATAAAATCTTTAATTTCTTCCACGGTTGATGAATGCTTATCTGTAACATTAATGTAATTAATATTTGTGCATTTTGATATGAAATCTTCTGGTCTTCCCATACGAAATTCGTTTACCTTAAAATCGATGATTCCGTTTTTAAAACATAGTAAATACGGGTTTTGGTCTAGTTTCTCTAAAAATTTACCATCATAAAACAATTCTTTGGACTCTACCATAATGTTTTGTTTATCACTGGTTTTAGATAATCTTTCACAAATACTCGCAATAATTTCTACTCGTTTTTTGAGTATTTTTGTTTTATCATCATCGCAAGGCATTGAGCTACTCTGTACCATCATTTTCATCCCTTTTTTGTGGTATATATTCCTCAATGTAACTGATATATTTTTTCGTAATGAAGTTCCTGCTTCATCTTCTACCCATCTGTGATTGATATATCTATACCAGATAGAACCTTTAACCCCAGCACATACATATTCGTCCTTGTATATATGATATAATACGGTTGCTATATCGAAATCTCCACTGCCACGTGTCAATCCTCCTTTATCACTTGCGGTCATTGATATTTTATCCAAGGTCAGATCGATTTGATAGTCAATACTATTTTCCTGAACTTTTTTGAAACCAGCGGGGTTTTCTTCCCTTAACCAAAACATAATTGAACGTGTAGACAAACCATTAACATTATCACAATCAAAATCCTTCCATTTGTCCCACAAGTCATTGATACATTTATAATCGAATTTTGCCTGTTTAGCACTCAAACATACCCACACGATAAATAAGCGTTTATCGGTATTACACAAAGCCCAACCAACACGCATCCATTTAGTGTATGAACCGTCCTCATAATATGTATTAGGTAAAGCCATAGTATAGTCATATGCCTCTCTTAACTCATATTCTTCTGGTTTTAATGACTCCAAGAAATACATAATTTCGTTATTCAACATTTCTTTCGACGTTATACCTTGTACATTACTTACTACAGAGGGTTGTGACCTTGATATTGAGGTAGTAGATTTAACTTGTTGTTTATCGTTATTATTAGCATCATATTCATCGGTAAACTTATTGTCCATGAATAAGAATGTACTATCCTTATTTCTTGCGGAAAGTTTGATAATGGAATCAGCAGTTACAAATGATCGAATATCAATAGGATTATACATAAGTTCGTTGTCGCTATCATCTATACAAACATCATACACATAAGACAATTTATACGGTTGGTTACCAGGTTTCTTTGAACCATATAATTGCCAATTAGTTCCTCCTTTTGTAATTCCTTCATCTAAAACATCAACCCATGAATTATTATTTTTTATTGGTAGATCACTCCAAATATCCCCAATTTTTGACAAAATACGTTTTCGTAATATTGATTGACATACTCTATCTGACTTTAGACCTATAATTATATGAATACCGTCTTTCGTGATTTGTTTTGATTCAATACGATTAACCGCATCCTTTTCGAATACATAAACAGGAATGTGCGTATGTTTTTCAAATTGATACATTGTCTTCAACTCTTCCAGGTATAGACATACTATATCAATGATATGTTTAGATGTGTGTATTCGACTTGTAACACTATATTCATATCGAAAATCGATGTCTATCAATATAGGACAACCTTCATCAAGTTGTTTTTCAGTTAAGTATTCATCTTTGTTCTTTAAGAATACATGTTCATAATACTGGCGGAGAAATTCACGATATTTGTCGTCGGGTATATGGTATGACCCACCCGCTATAGACGATTTATCCCCAATTCTGGTATTAGTAATTACGAGTCCGGAATCCTTCTTTGCGGTATGACTGATCAAATAGTTGCTGAATTGTGCCTTTTTGATCTTAATCATTTTATCATCCATTTGTAAATTATTATGGGGGTGTTGATATAACATACATATATATTTGTTGTAATTCTAAATCAATTTTTATTGGATGTAGAAAAATATCGTATTTTGTCCCTTCCGCAATTATTTCCACTGAACAAAACACAAATGTCTGAAAATTGCAGTATATTCTCTAGTTAAAAAAATTGATTAGAAATATCTTGATATAATTATATATCACAATTATAAAGAAATGAAATTCTGTACTGAATGCAATAATATGTACTACATCAAGATAGATGATATGGATTCATCACGTTTATCGCATTATTGTCGCAATTGTGGGCATAAAGACATTAATAATGACGATGGAGGGATATGTGTAATTAATACACAATTAAAGAAAGGAACACATCATTTTGAACATATTGTCAATAAATACACGAAACTTGATCCTACACTTCCCCGAGTGTATAACATACCGTGTCCAAATACAATGTGTTGTACTAATACAGTTCAAAAACAAAAAAATAAGGAAAATGTTGACACTTCAAGGGAGGTTCTATACATTAGATACGATGACAGTAAATTGAAATATCTATACATGTGTTGTAAATGTGATAATATTTGGACATAAGAAAAACCTCTGTATTGTCTAAAAAATTGATTGACCGAAAAAATTGATTAGAAAAATATACATATCATTATATATCATAATTAAATCAATCATGAACGAATCAAAAGAAGAAGATATTATTGACGACGCAAGTGAGACAACGGAAGATTTTGAGAGTGATGATGAAAAAAATGACATTGATGATTTAGAAGAGGATAAAGTTGTCATCGATGATGACCCCGATGACTCTGAAACTGAATCTCAAAATGACGATGACTCCGATGAAGAAAACGACGAAAATGATAATGTAGATGAACTTAATATGAACAAATCATTGTTACACGGAGGAGAAATTGATGATGAAGAAGAAGACGAAGAAGATGATGAAGATGGAGATGACGATGATGACTATTGTTTAAAAAAATTCAATGACTCTGTAAAAAAAGATTTGATATCACAATTTCACCCCGAAATGATGGAACATAATGAAAATGAAATAAAACTAATGTCAACGGTGGTAAGAGACACTGAAGGCAGAATTATAGACGATATGCATCGTAGCATTCCATTCGTGACTAAATATGAAAAAGCAAGAATAATTGGTGAAAGAACCCGGCAAATAAATTCGGGAGCAATTCCATTTATTGATGTAGAACCCGATATCATAGATGGCTATTTAATCGCTGTCGAAGAATTTAATAGAAAAAAAATACCCTTTATTATAAAAAGACCACTCCCATCAGGGAAATGTGAATATTGGAAATTGTCTGACCTAGAAATTATGTAAAAAAATAAAATAAAAAGTAGTGTGTATAAGTAAGTATTTTTTTATTTATTTGGCAAAAATGAATAAAAATAATGTGTAATAAATAATATTTAATCAATAAAGTTCTAATCTAATAAGTTCTAATCTAACAAGTCCAATTTTTACCACAATTTAAGCAATTGACAAATATCGTCATTGGTTCATCAGAACTTCGGATTTGAACTGCTTCATATGTGCACTTTCTTGATTTACAACGTCTACATATATATACATCAGTTGATGCTTCTACATTTACATTAAACTTTGATGCGTCACGTTTACATTTACTTTCAAGTAGCTTTACCCAATTTTCAGGATTAAGTTGTTGATGAGTCATTGTAGCAAGTTCCTCTGCTTTTATTTTACCACTTAAAATTTGACTATTTAGTTCTTCATTCTTCAAATTATTGTATATGCTTCTAAGACGGTTCACATACAATAAAACAAACACCTCATTGTCCCATTTTTTTATCACATTTTTCGATGATGCCTCATCGATGGCATAATTGAATATTCCTTTCTCAATATTTCCCGAAATCGTTTGCTTGTCTTCGGCATTAAACAGAGATGAAATTCTCATTCGAACGTTTTCTCTGAAAGATGTGGGGTTTGATATACTGCTCATTATAATTTCTGTTGTAAATAATAATGAATCAAAATTCTAAATCAATTTTTTATGAACACATAAAAATGCCTAATTCCATCAACTAGTTTCGAAAAAATTGATTTAGAAACTTGGCAAACTATTATACTACACAAGAACAAAATGAACTTAGTACTATCAACCTTACTCAAAGCATTAATAATATATCATGTTGAATCGTTCACGAAAGTGAGAGTCAGATGCGGTTGTAGATTGCTGCAATCTTTAAATATGAAATTGGTGTTGAATGAAAATGAGAATGAAATCAATAAATTCTTCCGGGAACTATCAGGAGTCAAAAGTTTGAATAAGTTTAGCGGTCATTACGGGCCGAATATTACAGAAAAAGAATTCGACATTAAAGAATTACACGAAAAATATAACAAAATGAAGAAATTGCAGAAAATTCAACCTGTATTTCTTCATCCATTAGAAAATGAAAATAAATTAAAAAGAACAAATATATTAAATGGTGGACTTATGAACGAATTCGATGAATTTATTTAAAATAATCCTCCGCACACAATTCACTCTCACAGTCAAGGTAAGTTTCTTCGTTATTTGGTTTCGTAGGTTTCGTAGGTTTCGTAGGTTTCGTAGGTTTACTCTTCTTACCAGTAGTATTTTTTTTAATAGGTTTCTCTTCGAATGACGAATCATCTGAATCTTCCGTAACGAATTCGTCTTTTAAATATCCGTCTTTAGTCAGTGATGATGGTTCTACATCTTCATCACTATCTTCTTCGTCACTATCATCACTTTTCTCAATATCTTCGAACCCTCCGAATAATTCAGAGTATAAAACGTTCCATAATTTGATATTTAATTCACAAGGTGTATTCGTCGCTATATCATTTCTTACTAATATGCAACTACCAAAAAACAATACATTATCTATTGGTGGTGGAAATTCATATTTGTTTACATAATTAGATTTCCCCGTTGTTTTTCCAAATAAAGATATAGAATAAACTTTATTATTTTGTTTTATTTCGAAAGTATGCTGATATTTGAAGTCAGTGTCTGTTTTAAGACCTGCCTTTTTGTAAAGAGTTTTTTCATCATAATTCTTAATTGATGCCTCTTTGATTGTTCCCGTTTTATCTATAATCAATACTACTGTCATCTTACACTTTACTAATAGATTACTTCTATACCGTTTTCATTTTGATACAAAAAAATAAAACACTAAAACAGGATTTTTTTGTATACGTAAAATGTATAATGAGAAAATCAAAATCAGTGAGAAAGAGCCGAAAGAACAGAACAACAAGGAGATGTAATAGAAGAAGCACAATGAAGCGGTCAGGTGGAGGTCTTTGGGATTCTATTAAAAATGCTTTTTCTTCAACTGGTCCACCCATTGAAACACAAGTAAATAATGAGACATTTTTTCCAGAACCAAAAGAAACTGAAGCAGTTGTTCCGTCAACTAACACAGAAGCAGTTGTTACAGGTGGTCGTAAAAAACGTCGTATTAAAGTGCGTAAATAAGTTTATTATAGCTTATAAAATATTGTATAGCAATGTTTTTAAAAATATTGTTTTGGATTTGCTTATCAATGACACTTTGTGTAACCGTCCATTACATAATTTTAAGTATGAATAGTATTTTTACCATAAAAAAAATAAAGTATTTAGGTGTATTTGAGAATGAAAAATATCAAGAAATAATTAATGAATTAAAAAAAAGCGAACAAGAACAACATCATAATCAGGTAGTCGAACCACAATTGACAGATGAAATGGTTGACATGAAGAATTCGTTGATAGAAATTATGAGAAATTCCATTTAGAAAACAGTATAAAAGGAACAATATAAATACAATAGACAACAATAAATATGAATGACAATAATATACTGACACAATATCCTAAACTTGAATTTTCTTATGAAACAGTAACCCATAAGAAAATTCCATCGTATTATGATATATGCCTTGCGATTCCTCACGCGAAAAAATATTTGTTTTGGTTTACATTTCACGAAGGACGTAATAAATGCGTATTGATCGAATTGAATAGAGCAAAGGCGTTTTCAAATGTAGAAGTGATTAAGGAATCATTTGTCCTAAATCCTCTGTATTTAGGAACGATTGTATTCGGTTCATTTATTGAGAATAAAGTTGATGCGTTGTTTATCATTGAAGATATTCTTATGCACGAAGGCGTGGTTTTAAATAAAATGGTTTTTGGAGAAAAATTAGTTTTTATAGAAAGTTTTTTAAAGGTTCAGAAAACGCTATGCTACGAAGAAAAACCACCCGTGTCTTTTTATTTGCCTGTTTTTTGGAAAAGTCATACAAATAATGACGAAACATCAATTTTTCCTTTCGAACAAATTTCATATCCTCTACATCACATTCAATATAGGTCCTTGACATCAATTGTCCCCCATCTGAATTTTATACCAAATAATGATGCGGTAGTTGTAAAATCAACCACTTCAAAAATTGTGCCACGCACACAAAAAAAGACAAATAATGATAGACACAATAATAGGAACGAACAAACTAAATATATTAGTACATTCGTTGTGAGAGCTGATTCACAGACCGATGTTTATAATTTATATGCATACGACGGACTGAGAAATTTAAATTTATATGATGTGGCGTATATACCAAATTGTAAAAGTAGTGTGTACATGAATTCATTGTTTAGAAATATCAAAGAAAATTACAATTTAGACCTTATCGAAGAAAGCGACGATGATGAAGATTTTGAAGACGTTCGTGAAGACAAATATGTAGACACGAATTTAGAAATTGTTATGGATTGTGTTTATCACACAAAATTTAAGAGATGGGTTCCCATTAAAGTTATTTATGGTGGACTTTTGAAAGTCATATCCTTATCAAAATTACCAATTATATGAACTTGTTATATGCTTGATACATCAATCAAGCATTTACCAGCACTTATTTTTTCAGGTTTTTCTTCGTCATCAGACAAAGAACATTGCCCTTTCTTCGGTTGAAAAACCGTGTTCCAAGTATTAGTATCCAGCATATTTAAATAATTGTCCGTATTTATCATCTTTATACTATAATTTGATTTTTTATAATAGATTCTCCGCTTATTCCACTGATTTTGAAATAATTGATGCTTATCAACAATGTCCACTACTATTGGATTGCTGTGTTTTGTTCTTAAAATTCTTCCAACTGATTGAATTATATCTGTTTTGGGTGTAACAAATATTAAAGTACTCAATGTCGCAATATCTAAACCCTCAGCCGCCATCGCATATGATGCAAATATTATTTGTTTTTTACTACTTTCATCTAATGCTGTTTGTTTCATTCCACCAAGATAATATCCCACAGTACCAACACTTTTTTTGTTCATTTCGTCGTGAATGTAATACAAAATAGACCTATTATGACCTAAAATTATTATCTGATTTTTTGGATTTTCTTCTATTAAGTCACATATTACACGGACTATAAAATCATTTCTTGGGGTGTAATCGCATAATTTCACAATCATTTTACTGTATTGTGGATTACCACGAAAATCCACTTCAGTTTCATTAAATACACTGTCGTTTGTTTTGAACTCTATTGCCCTCACAAGAACTTTATGTTCTTCTGTTTTATTCCCTTTAAACACAACGTCTCCTAAAAACATTTTGAAAATGTCCGTTGTACCATCTTTGCGTTCCATTGTTGCACTAAGTCCTACCATATATCTTGTTACTATCTTGAATAATGCATTAGAAAATACTTCACTACTAATATGATGAACCTCATCTAATATAGTGAACCCGAATGTTTCAAATAATGATGACGGATAATCTTTCATTGATAATGATTGCAACATTCCAATAACTATATCTTTATCTTCAATATTTATTACACTTCCTTGAATTCTACCGATTTTTGCGGTTGGTAGAAACTCACTAATTCTTTCAACCCATTGATTCAGTAAGAATTCTTTATTCACTATTATCAATGTTTTTAATTTTAATCTAGAAATCAAATTCAAGCTCAAAACCGTTTTTCCAGCAGCACAGTCGAGTTCAAGAAGACCACAAGCGTGTCCTTTATTTTCACAGTAGTCGAGATAAGAATTTACAGCGGGTATTTGATGCGGTCTTAGAGAACCCTTAAACTCAATATCTATAGGTTCACCTAACGGTAACGTGTTTTTTTTTACAAGTCCGAAATGTTTTTCACCAAAATATCTTGGTGTATATATTTTTTTGGCGGATTCCCTAAATATAGGAAACGTTCGAGGAGGACCAGCACACATTGAACCCATTACAACTGGACGGGCAACTAATAATGATTTTAAGTGTTCCAATTCAATCTCAGACAACGATTCTTTCATAATTGTGTATCCCTTTGAACCTATATATGTCTCACAATCTTGATTGAACGACACCACAGCGGAGAGCTTTGTTTCAGGTGAGGTCTTTGTGGTTGATTTTGTCATTTTCTTATTCATTGAACTGTGTTGCGTATTGTCTTTATCTAAAAATATGAATCAATTTTTCACACAGAAAGTTTTATATATGATAAATGTATATATAATGAATTCTTTAAGTTTGAATAAGTATGCACAAATTTTTTTAGGATTATCGATTATATTATTCATCATTTTTCCTTATAACATTCCTTCTATTGTTGCTGATTTTATTGGCTCAACTTTAGGAATCGTATCTATTTTTGCTGTCTCTGTATCTCTCTTTTGCTTTGCGAACACTATTCTTGCGTTGCTATTCGTTCTTCTAGCGTACATCTTGTTACAGAAATGTTGTAAGACATCACGTATTACACAACATATTCAATTCACACCTACCAAAAAAATTGTCGATACACATATGTTTCCAGCTAAAACAGTAACTCTTGAAGAACAGGTCGTGAACATGATGGCACCGCTTGGAAATAAAGAACCAACTGAATTCATTGATTCGTCATACAAACCGATGTTCAATAATCTAAATTCAGCATCTTTATTCTAATTTATCGGTGTTTATAGCGAATGTGTATTCAGGGTTGGTCCTGGATAAAATTTTACAGGCAACCTTTTTATGGTTGAATTCCTGAAAAACACTATGCCTACATACGATATCAACGCACAAAAAGGTAGAAATATAGCAATCGCAATTGCTGTTCCGTCGCTTGAAACTAAACCATAAATCAACAATATTATTGTTGTTACTGTCACAATTAATATCAATATTAAATTTAGTACATTCACACTCATATTTAGATGTTTTTTCATAAAATCTATATCTGATAGGAATGCATCACTTCTTACCAATGATTCTATTATTCCATAGATCAACGGAGAAACAAAAAATACTACAAGGACACCAAATATGAAAATAGCATTACTGACGAATATACCTGAAACTTTATTTCCTACATCTTCACCGTATCCTGGACTGCCTATTGGAACCTGAAGCACTTGAACCATATCCTCTGTGTCTACAGGTAAATATTCACATCTATAAATTACATCTTCGTCATTTTTCACCACTGTTTCAGCGAGTTTTTTTATTATATCCACATTTTCTAAATTTTCATGGAATCCTTCCATCAAGATTGACGGCGTCTTAAGCTTATCCTCTACTATTGATACATCTGGTTTTTCTAAAATGACGTTAAATAGACCTTTTTCCAACGTTTTTCCATCCAGATGATGTTTTATTTTTATTGCTTTTTCGAAAACAATAACTATGCATTTTTCGCCTAATATGTCAGTAGTTTCGTATTCACGAATTTGAGGATTATGTTCTATATACTTATTCATTTCTATCGAGAATGGTTCGTCTTGATAAATATTCGATAGAGAGTGGGATTTAGAATCAATTAAATTGTCAATATCAGTGCTTGTATTTGAACGGAAATAAGGAAAACAAGTATACAACTTTATTGATGTTGTTGTTGGGCGGTGAAGTATTACAATCTCTCCATCGTGCACTACGTTTTTTATGTTATGGTTCTTGTCGTTGATATATATATCTGTCGCTTGATAATTTATTTTCAAGTTATTCTTTGTGTAAATTATATTTGGATTATTTTCTCGACCCCTATATGATGCAGAAATCTTCTTGAGTGAATTTGTATCATTTATTGAATTATTTATATTCAAACAATCTATAGCATAATAATTATATCTTATATTTTCTTGTTTAGTATTCATAACTTATTTGTATATTATCAATGAAGATATAATTCTGTTATATTATGTATATATTGTATAAGATGCAACAAAGCGATGATAAATACACGAAAGATACAGGTATAGACACCAAATTAACAAAACAAATCAAAAATAAAAGTGTATCAGATATCATTCATCAAATAGGAGTGTTGGAGAACACTGACGTAGATACGAAACGTATTGTGCAAGTTGCTGAAAATACGGTTCGTTCAAATACTACGACTAATGGTAGTTTTCCTAATCAAAATCAATTGAAGACACAAGCTGTTGAGAATAAAGGTATTGATATTCTACCCATCATTAAATCCGCACAAGAATGTCTTTCATTTTTTTTATCTAATAATCAAATACAAATGATTGGTAAAGGTAATGAATCTGTTGATAGTTTTGTGAATACTCATGCGAATGCTATTACTAATATTGATTCTGTATCAAAACAAGATAATAATGAAACTGAAACCGTTGTTGCTAATGCTAATGCTAACGATGAAACTAATATTAATGAAACGAAAAACAACACCATATCAAATACTAATACGAATGGTGAACAAAGTAATAAAATAGTAATAGAACACGACGAAGTATTCGCGGAGGTTAGAAATTCAGCGGAAGAAAGTGTTAGAAATATTATAAGAAACAAACCGACGATAATGGAAAATATTCGAAATGTCGTGAGCGATTCAATTACAAGTCCCAGCATTAAAGACAATGGTACTTTCGGGGTTAAACAAACATTAAGAGAACAATTTGCGCCTGAAAACACAACCGTCAGTAATGAAAACATAGAGAACAATAGAAAACGTGTTGCGGAGACCTTCAATAATCGTGGGGATGGAATTGCTGTTGAAAATAATGACATAATAAAAACTGACACATACAGTGATCTTGATTTAGATTCACCAATTACAGGTCATAAAAATTTTGATAGTAATAATATGTCGTCAAGAGCATTGAGTGATATAACTTCGCAAAATGTGCGGTCTGGTGATATATCGTCGGCTCCATTAGTTGTTTCTTCAATTGATAATGTACATGTCTCCGATACAGACAACGCAGAAGAAATTTACAATAAAATTTTAGAAACGGCTATTAACTCAATTAAAATGATTGATTTTACTTCGCAAAATAACCTAACCGCTTTGAAGTCAGGTGATACATCATCCGCTCCATTAGTTGTTTCTACAATTGATAATGTACATACCTCCGAAACAGGAAAAGCAGTGGTTCCACCAGTTTCAGTCATTACGACTACAGACAACGCAGAGGAAATTTACAATAAAATTTTAGAAACGGCTATTAACTCAATTAAAATGATTGATTTTACTTCGCAAAATAACCTAACCGCTTTGAAGTCAGGTGACACATCATCCGCTCCATTAGTTGTTTCTACAATTGATAATGTACATACCTCCGAAACAGGAAAAGTAGTGGTTCCACCAGTTTCAGTCATTACGACTACAGACAACGCAGAAGAAGGTTACAATAAAATTTTAGAAACGGCTATTAACTCAATTAAAATGATTGATTTTACTTCGCAAAAAAACCTAACCGATTTGAAGTCAGGTGTTAGTAATAATATGTCACCAATTCCACAAGAAGTGACTACAAGCGATGTTAGTAATAATATGTCGCCAATTCCACAAGAAGTGACTACAAGCGTTGTTAGTAATAATATGTCGCCAATTCCACAAGAAGTGACTACAAGCGTTGTTAGTAATAATATGTCGTCAATTCCGCATGAAGCGACTACAAGCGTTGTTAGTAATGACATGTCGTCAATTCCACAAGAAGTGACTACAAGCGATGTTAGTAATGACATGTCGTCAATTCCACAAGAAGTGTCTACAAGCGATGTTAGTAATAATATGTCGTCAATTCCACAAGAAGTGTCTACAAGCGTTGTTAGTAATAATATGTCGTCAATTCCACAAGAAGTGTCTACAAGCGTTGTTAGTAATAATATGTCGTCAATTCCACAAGAAGTGACTACAAGCGTTGTTAGTAATAATATGTCGTCAATTCCACAAGAAGCGACTACAAGCGTTGTTAGTAATAATATGTCGTCAATTCCACAAGAAGTGACTACAAGCGTTGTTATACATACTCCAAATATTGACTTATCAGGAACTAAAGATGATATGAAAAATAATGAAGTAGAAAACGACGTTGAAACTGTTATAAATTTAAAACGTGATGAACAGCCATCGGATAAAAGAGGTGTGAAACCAATCAATCACAATGCGTCATTCAATCACGACGCGTCAATAACATTATACGATGTAGATTATAATGATACAAATAAGTTGAAAAAGATACATAACACACTTCTAAAACTAGATAGCGGTAGATTCATTGTAACGGAAGAATAAATTTTATGAGAAAACAACGGTGATTTTAACATTTTCTTTACGAACACATTTAACCGCGCTAATGGAGAGTTCTTCTCTCTTCTTGCGTGTCTTACCGTTTTTTCCGTCTTGTGTGGGTTCTATAGTCATTCTTTTTTTACTCGTGCTATTATGTAAATTCATATCATTTTCAACTGATTCATAATTTTCTTCAATATATTCGATGATTTTATTTTCAATTGCCCACTTAAAGAAGTTAAGTTGTCCGATTGTGGTTTCGATGTATTTATCATTTTCATATGGTATAGTGACTCTCTCCCAACGACAAAAAGGGTCAAAATTTTTTTTACTGTATGCTTTCAACTTTAATTTGTAATCATTATAAACCTTGAATCTTGATGTGTCATTGGTAGAATTCATTTGTGAAATATTATATATAATGAAGTTTTTTTTAGCATAATTTGTAACAAACCAATCGATAATTCGTAATGAAATTTTGGACTCCCCGTTGACAACATTCATCATTTTAACGAAATTAGAATTTTTCTGTTTGGAGTCATTGTTATTATAGAAGTCCATCAAATTACTCATGAGCAGTTCATTCTGTGTTTTAAGATTGTTCGAATTATATGCCATTTAGATACAACAAACATATAATTCTATATTGTTTTTGTTATGTGAAGAGAAATATCATAGATTGATAGACAATTATATGAAAGAATATAGAAATAGATGTAGTATATCTCATAATAATGAAATTTCTACTTCAATCAGGACCAGCACAACAGAAGTGTACCGATAATAATGACAATGTAGAGATTCATTTATTTTCGCAATTTTTCATCCATAAAGATAAACAGAGACAACAAGAAATTGCCTTTTGCTTGAATAAGAATGTTGATAACGAGAATATTACAAAAGTTCATTTACTTAATGAACGTATTTATACTGATATTGAAATGGGTGTTGAAAATAAAAGTAAAATTATTCAAACGGATATTCAACATAGAATAAAATTTAAGGATGTATTTTCATATATTCGTATCAATAACATTCAAGGGTATTTAGTATTTGTCAATATTGATATATTTTTCGATGACTCTTTAAAAAATCTGGTTAAAAGTCGAATAGATAAAAAGAAGGAAATGTTTGCATTATTGAGGTATGAGTATAACGGAAACAACACCGAAACATCAAAAATATTTGGTCCACGTAGTGACTCACAAGACACTTGGATTTTTCACTCAAATACGATTATTCCTGTCGAAGAAGAAAAGATATTTTCTTTTGAATTTGGAATGCCAGGTTGCGATAACAAATTTATATATCTGATGAAAATACTAGGGTATGATGTGATTAATGATCCATCATATATAAAAACTTATCATAATCATAGAAGTAATATTAGAAATTATGGTGTAGACGATGTTGTTCCACCACCTTATGGATGGATTTCACCTTATGGTTTCGAAGATAAAAAAATTTTAGACGTAAATATCGAAGCAATGAAAAAAGAGA